GGCGGCTTCCGTTGCAGTTAATTGCGGCATAGTGCCTCCTCTGACATTACTGTTCAGCGCCGTGGCCATCACACTGATGGCATCCGACGCATTGATTAATTCATCCGCCAGCCCGGCCTCAATGCCGGACTGACCTTCAAAAACGGCAGCCTCTGTTCCCGTGACGGCATCAACAGACAGACCGGTATACATCGCCACTTTTTCGGCAAACATCCGGCGCGCCGCATCAATCCGCTGCTGCATGTCCTGGCGAACCTCTGCCGGCAACGCTTCAAACTGATTGCCATCCACCTTGTGCGCCCCGGAGTAAATCAGCGTGATATCCACACCGGCCTGCGCCAGATGACCGGCATAGCTGACATGGCTCATCATCACGCCAATGGAGCCGATACGGGATGTCTGGGTAACCAGCCGTCGGGAGCAGGCCGACGCCAGCAGCATGGCTGCAGAACAGGCCGTGTCATTGCACAGTGCCCAGACCGGCTTCTGCTGCCGGAGGCGGTAAATCATGTCAGCGCAGTCAAACGCGCCGGCGGCCTGCCCGCCCGGACTGTCAATGTCCAGCAGTATGCCCCGCACCTGGCTATCTGCCATTGCCTGCTGAAGACAGGCGACAATGCCGTCATAGCCAGTCATTCCGGAAAATGGCCGCATCCCCCCCAGCCGGTGCACCAGCGTGCCGGTCACCGGCAGTACCGCAATACCGTTCACCACCCGGTAAACACGGGCCGGTCGTTTACCTCCGGCCATGTACTCGTCCGTTTCAGCCAGCATTCCGGGTGCATCAAGCTGTACCTGCTGTTGTGGTACCGAAAGACTTGCTGCCCCCATCTCGCGCCCGAGCGCGCAAAAGAAAACCCGCGCATAGGCGGGCTCCAGAAGCAGCGGTTCATTGAATGCTGCTGCAATAATGTGTGAAAGATTACGTCTCACGTGGTGTTGTCTCCTCTTCCGGCCTGCGACTCTCCGCTATCTGCTGCTGATACGCCTGCGCTATCCACACCGGACGTGAGAGTCCGGCTTTTTCCCGCTCTGCAGATTCCCTGACCTGCTGGCGGAAAATGTCCTGATAATCCTCGCCCATCAGCGCCAGCTCTTTCTCATACGTGCTCAGTCCGGCCTCAATGCGCATCACTGATTCCTGAACCTCCTTGAGCCCGTCAATGGCCATTCTTCCGGCTCCAATCCACTCAGCCCGTGACCAGGCTGATCGCGCCTGATAAAAATCAAAACGTGCCCGTGGCGGACGAATAATCCCCCGAAGAAGTGCCTCTTCCAGCCAGCAGGAAAACATCTGCGTGGCCAGCCGGGACGCAATAAATTTTCGCCGCCCCATAAAATAGCGCCACGACTCATTGGCGGAGGCGCGGGCACTTGAGTAACTGACCTTCGAGTAATCACGGGACAACTGTTCGTAGGAAACGCCAAGACCGGCGGCGATATACCGCAGCAGCGCCTGTTCAAGCGCAGAAAATCCATTGTCTGAATCCTGCGCAGTCTGTAGTTTCAGATCATCACCAGGGAAAAGGTGCGGAATTTTGACACCGCCCAGTGTCACGTTATTCGTGTCATACCAGCTGGAGAACTTCTCCAGAATATTAATAAGCGGATTATCCTTCTGCTCCTGTGGCGCGCCGGCGATATATTCAAAGGCCTTTTCGGTATCAAGTTCACTTTCAATCGTCGCTGCATACATCGCCTTCACTATGGCCGACTGAAGCTGTGTTGCCTGCAGGGAATCGAGCATCTTCAGCCGTTCCATGACGCTGTAAAACTGATTAGCCCCACGGGTCTGCCCGTCCTCCACCGGCTCGAAAATATGCAGCATGGCCGGACGCCCGGTGGGAAGTTCACGCGGGATCCGTTCCCATCGTCCACTACCAGAGAACGGAAAATCATCCTCACAGATATGGTACGCGACGGCACGGCCATATCGATCGACCTCCACACCGGCCCGCAGAAAACGGTTCCCCATACCGTGTCCAGGCGTGTCCACCCGTTTCGGACTCACGGCTTTAAAACGCGTACGGAATAACTGCGTGGTTTCCGTATCCCAGACCGGCTGCACAAAGATTTCGCCGTTAAACGCATGAACGCCCACACCTTCACGGATAAATTCCGTAAACGTGCGTTTCCCTTCCACGTCGATCTCGCCAAACATCCCTTCGGCGTATTCCGACCAGGCCGCCTCCACCTCATCGACAAAACTTTTTGCCGCAGTCTCCCGCATCCCCAGCCAGCGCCAGTTCGGACGGTAGCTGATCAGAAACATATGCCCGACAATATGATCCTTATGCAGGGCCACCGCATTAGCCGCTATCCCGTTATTGCGCACCAGATCATCTGCCCGGGCATTCCCCAGACGCAACGCAGGCAGCAGGGCTGCATCGGCACTCTGCGCTGGTGGCAACCACTCCGCCATTTGCCCGCCAAATCCTGCGCCGCCCCCGTTGTAGCTGAGACTCTCACGAAGCGGAACGCCGTTCACATCAATCAGGACAGGCGTTCGTTTCATAACCTCACTCCCAGCGGACGACGGCGACGGCGGGTTGTCCCCAGTACCAACTCCGCATCATTGATCGCCCGGTTAAGCTCATCCAGAGAGGCCGCCGTATATTCAATTCTTCGTCCATCTTTCTGGACAGACACCACCCGTTTACCGGTTAATAAATCAAGGCGCGCCTGACGCAGCGCCTGCAGTTCAGCGACTGTAACCATTCACTCCTCCGGACAGCTTCGCTGCCAGTTCTTTAAGGGTTGGCCGGGTCGTCTCTTCTTCCCGGGATTTTGCCAGTACAGCCAGATCAAGCTGCCAGCGTTGCACGGACACACGTAATGCCGCGTAGGCATACACCAGGCAGTCCAGCGCTTCGTTACGCCGCTTTTTGTTATCCCACAGCAGACGCATCTTTCCTTTTTCCCACTTCTCCACAAGCTCTTCCGCGACCAGTTGCTGCGCCTCTGTCTGCGAAAAAATCTCCGGATCATCAGGAAAACGGATGGCATACGACGTGGCTTCATCCGCAGGCGTGGGCTCGGCTTTCATACGGGCATAGAGAATTTCTTTTGCGGTGTCCGTCCCCACTTCACACAGATAAACGCCCCGCTGATTGCGGGTTTTCGGCATGGTGATCACCGGCTTGCCATAGACAGACGCGCCTTTTACCGGCAGCACACGGAAAACACCGTGTTTTTTTGACCTCTGGTAGACGATTTCACCATCGATCCCCCCGGTGTCCCAGCAGACACGGGAAATGGTCATTTCGGTGCCATCCGCATGGCGGTATTTTTTGTTGATCGCCGCATCCACACGTAACAGCGTCTCTTCCTCATCAGGACGCCCCATAATGATGATTTTATCCACCAGAAAAGCTTCCTCTCCCGGTGCCCATCCCCAGACATACATCTCAAAACGGTTTCGCTGCGAGTCAATGCCCGCCGTCAGATAAACCACCCGGGCAGGCACCGCCGCCGTGTAATGCACGACCTTATCCATCAGTACCTGGTGATCGAGTTTTTCGCCCACGGCCTCTTCCCAGGTCTCGCCCAGCGTGGTGTTCACAAAGGTTTTCAGGCCGTTGGGATCTTTCAGTGCATCCAGCCAGTCATAGACTATCTGTACCCAGGTGGTGAATGGACTGTACGCTGTCCAGATATGGAACGTGATGGAGCGCGGCGGCGGAATTTCATTATCCGCGGCGCTGAAAAACGTCAGACCGTCACGGGTCCACATCCCCGTGTTTTCACAGATCCACCGCCCGTTGCTCTGGTCAAGCTCAGACTGATGGATCACGCAGCCATGATGTTCACAGAGGTAGAAAACGCTTTCGGGGCTGTCCTTCTCCCATTTAAGGCCAAAAGGCGTGGATTCATCGCCAAATTTCAGATACTGCTCCTCCCCACAGTGTGGGCAGGGCACATAAAAACGCATGAAATGCGCCGACTCGTTGGCCGCTTTTTCGATCTGGCAGGTGCCTTTGATTTTAGGCGTCGAGCCGCGAATGGATTTGGGCCATACAGAGCCCTCAATACGTTTATCCCCAAGCAGGGTTGGCGAACCCTCTTTTTCGACATCCGGTTCGAACGAGGAAAGTTCGTCATAGCAGACCACGTCCACGGATTTTTCACGGTAGTTTTTGGCGGCAGCGCCGCCCAGGCACCAGAAGCCCACACCCGATGAAAAGCGTTTCAGCGTGAGAGTATTGTCACGATGTTTACGCCCCAGCCATGGAGAAAGTTTTTTCAGGCAGGGAACATCCCGAATCGTCGCCTCCACGTGAGACTTCATAAAATCTTCAGCGGCAGAATCCGTGGGCTGAAAAAGCAGACTGTTTCGGGATTTATGCTCAATAAAATACCCGACCACCCCCAGCAACATCTTTGTATAGCCAACACGGGCAGATTTAATCAGATTAACAGTCCGGATCTGATCATTCCCCATGCTGTTCATGATGGCGATCTGGAACGGCAGCGTTTTCCATTCTCCCTCACCATATGAAGATTCTTTAGGCAGATAATAATTTTGATCAGCCCATTCAACTGGCGTCACCGGCAATGCCCTTATCAGGGGCTGTAATGCTGTTGTGACAGCACTCATCATATTATTCAGTTGTTGCTCTGATATATTCATCGAGTAAATCCGGTAATTTATCCCCCGCCCGCGCACACTGATTTGCCCCCTTCGCAATAAGGGTTTTCAGATGGTCAAGATGGCGCGGTGTTAAATCAGGAAACTGTCGCTGCATGGATAAAGGGATGGAATCAAGCGTACTGGATAACGCCATTGCCAGCTTGCTGAGAGCAAAAATACAGAACCCGGTATCAATAAGTTTTCCTTTTGACACCTCATTTTTTAACTGCTGTGTAACAGCCTGTTCTGCTGTCAGTTCCCATCTGGCAATAAGCAATTTCTCCTCATAGTCGTCTTCGCTATCGCCATCAGGCACATCGTTTTTACTTCTTCTCAGATACGATATGTAAAAATCGCGCCAGGCATCCAGATCCAGTTGCCCTCGCTTATTCGATATCGGGGCACCCGGCAATTTCTGCAATCTGCGAAGCTGGCGATCGGTCAGACTTAAATGCCTGGCAACTTCAGTCTGCGTAGCCACTCCTCACCTCGCAAAAACTCTCACTTCACAATCACAACAAAACCGGTCATGTCCGGCTTACATGTCTATTTTTTGTGCATGCCCGGTTCACAGAAGACCTCTTTTTTTATTTTTCATATAGTTAACTTGAAGAGAAACCGGACATGGTTCCCGGAAAATTTTCATAAATAGCGAAAACCCGCGAGGTCGCCGCCCCGTAACCTGTCGGATCGCCGGAAAGGACCCGCAAAATGATAATAATTATCATCTATATGTCACAACGTGCATCTACGCCATCAAACCACGTCAAATAATCAATTATGACGCAGGTATCGTATTAATTGATCTGCATCAACTTAACGTAAAAACAACTTCAGACAATACAAATCAGCGACACTGAATACGGGGCAACCTCATGTCAACGAAGAACAAAACCCGCAGAACAACAACCCGCAACATCCGCTTTCCTAACCAAATGATTGAACAAATTAACATCGCTCTTGATCAAAAAGGGTCCGGGAATTTCTCAGCCTGGGTCATTGAAGCCTGCCGCCGGAGACTGTGCTCAGAAAAAAGAGTTTCTCCTGAAGCAAACAAAGAAAAGAGTGACATTACTGAATTGCTCAGAAAACAGGTCAGACCAGATTGAAGCAATTTAGATAATCGTGCAGACTACGCCCCCTCATATCACATGGAAGGTTTATCTATGGATCAGGTAGTCATTTTTAAACAAATATTTGATAAAGTTCGAAACGATTTAAACTATCAATGGTTTTATTCTGAGCTAAAACGTCACAATGTCTCACATTACATTTACTATTTAGCCACAGAGAATGTTCATATTGTATTAAAAAATGATAATACAGTGTTATTAAAGGGCCTAAAAAACATTGTGTCTGTCAAATTTTCAAAGGATAGGCATCTTATAGAAACGACCTCTAATAAGCTGAAATCCAGAGAGATCACATTTCAGGAATACAGAAGAAACCTTGCTAAAGCAGGAGTTTTTCGGTGGGTTACAAATATCCACGAACAAAAAAGATATTACTATACCTTTGATAATTCATTACTCTTTACTGAAAACATACAGAGCACATCACAAATGTTTCCACACTAAACCATAACGTCCGGTTTCTTCTACCCCTGCACCGGACTGGCTGACATGAAGAGCAACCCCGCGTTCAGTTGACGCGTTAATAACCCGGTGTGCATCGTTTTTGATTATTCCCGCACACTCACGCAGAAGGAATTCCCCGTCGGGCTACGGTCATGGTTAATGCGGGAATACGGCGACGATACAGCGCATGATGTGTCAGGCTTGAATACCTTTATCCGTTAAAAGGGATATCAGTTAAGTTATCCCGTGCAGGGTATAAGCCATTATCAATCCCCCCGTAGATAGGCTTTGTAATGACATCTTCAATTAATCAGCAGTTCAGGCTGTGTCACCTGCAAGATGTATTCATGCTCGACAGCCAGGACACGCTTCTCTTTCTTCCGTTCGTTCATTAACCGACTGCCGATCGTACCTTTCAGCTTTGAGCGTGTTTCTTTGGTGGCGTAGCGGTGCTGCATTTCTTCGCCAATTGCCATGCGGCGGCTCAGTTGCTCTGCCATCCAGTTGAATGCTGCGATATAGCTCTCCTTGATTGCCGCAGCAGCTTTCCCGGTGAACCCCATCACAACCATGATCCAGCCATCTTTCGTCAGGCTGTACATCGGGCGAACCTTGCCCTGCTCATCGATATAATCAGCCGACGCAAAATTGCGTTGGCTAAACTCACGCGAGCAATCAGCCTTAACCTGCTCGATTTTCCTGAGAACATCACCGTGTCGCTTGCCGAAGTACTTGGCAATTTTTCTGGATGTGGTAACGACCTCTCCGTTTTTGGCTTGCACCATTTCTCGGAAGTCGAAGGCTGGAATAACTGAATGATTATTCATAGCGTCTTTACCTTTTAGAAAGTGAGCCTGTCTCACAGAAAAGCCGCCCGAGAGAGGTCGCCACCTATAACGGCATTTCTCAGGCTCGCTTACTGAAAGGCTCTCGTTAATATGCGCGTGAGATGCGCTGTGAAATTCAGATATAAAAAGCCCCGCGAATGCGAGGCTAAATCCTGGTATTTGTAATGAACTGGCTCTTATCTCAACGCAGCCCCTTACTGCGCGCCAGATGCTCAATATCAAGCATCAGCAATGAGATGTTTAATCTGGATTTACTCCAGAAGTGATCACCACCCTGTCTACAGAGCCAGATGTGAAGGATGATGAGTAAAATTATTGCTATCATCGAAGGCATTGCGTCCTAATGTATTCCTGAAGCGTTCTCAGTGCTGTTTGGTCGCGGATAATTCCGTCCCGGATATCGAGAACGTTTCGTCCAGCAACTGGAGAGAGTTCGACGGTGGCATCATTGCCCATGCCGGAGGCGCTGGAGGTTTCGGCTGAGGATGGCACAGGGCATTTTCCTTTGACGAGCACCCTGCCACCATTATCAAGCTTCCGCAGAAGAGCATCATTTTCAGCTTTCGCATCAGCTAACTCCTTCGTGTATTTTGCATCGAGCGCAGCAACATCACGCTGACGCATCTGCATGTCAGTAATTGCCGCGTTCGCCAGCTTCAGTTCTCTGACATTTTTGTCGCGCTGGGCTTTGTAGGTAATGGCGTTATCGCGGTAATGATTAACAGCCCATGACAGGCAGACGATGGTGCAGATAACCAGAGTATAAATAATCGCTGCGACTCTGCTCACTGATCTATCCCCCAACAGGCTAATGCGCTTTCCTGGTCACGACGAATAACCTGTCCATAGCAGTTATTTGAACGTATGCGGCAATCGCGCCCACCATCTTTTATCCACCAGCGAATCGCCTCGCATGCGCCCTTACGATCACCGGCATTCAGCCGCTTATAAAACGTCGACGGGAAACACTTACCGGGGCCAATGTTATAGGGACAGAATGACGCTATACCCGCTTTCTGTGGTTCGGTCAGTGGTACTTTAATATTGCGCTCCACCCATGCCAGCGCCTTATCACGTTCAATAGCGTTAACCTGGTCGCATTTTTCCTTCGACAGCCTCATTCCCGGTATGACGGGCTTACCATCCACCATTGTGGCACCACGACAGATGGTCCATATACCGGAACCATCGCGGTATGCCGTTGTGTGGTTACCTTCTTTTTCATCCAGAAACTGGTCGAGAATATCAGGCGCAGGCGCACCGACGGCAATCAGTGCCAGAACGGCAGCCGACAGGCCGTATCTGATTTTTGCGTTCATGGATATTTATCAGGATTTATCGGTTTCTGAACCCTGGATATGTTTATCTGTCCCGGCCTGTTGAATCAGGCAAGGAATAGTTAAATACAATAGAGAGGATTGTTTATGGACAATAGCACCATTTCTCTACAGGAGTTGCTCGACTGCATTTCCAAGCTTCGGGATGATGTAAATGCCCTTACTGTCGCATTTTCATATCTGGCATTCTCAATTCCCAAGGAACAAATGCAACCAACACTGGCATCGCTCCAGCTTGAATCACTCAACCCCAAATGGTCCCAGCAACAACAAAATTCTTTCAAGTGGCTGGCGGTATTACTGGAAGAAAAATATGCTGGTGAAATTACCATTTCGGCGGAGTCTTCAGTGAACCAGTAATTCTTCCCGGCAGTTTTCCTTTGTAGGTTATCCACACACCCTGCGCCTCTAAAATTATGGGGCGCTTTTCCGGTGACTGCTCATCCCCTTCACATAACCCGGCAGCAACATCCAGGAAGACCTGTCTGATGCTCCTTCTGGCTGCTGCCTCATAAAACTCCAGCGCGGCACCTTCAACACGGTCCAGCGAGATGTCCAGGTCTAAAATTTCACCGTCAAAGCGTTTTTTGTCCCGTAACGCTAAAGTTACCGTAACTGTATTCTCAAAATTGCGGATCCCTTTCACAATCAGTTCATAGTTTTGAGTCATTGAATTACTCTCCCCGTGCCGCCTTACGACGGTCCTCTCTGATTTTGAAATACAGGTTAGTCAGATATGTCAGCAGCCCAAACAGCAGACTTCCCAGCACGCCTATTGCCGCCCACTGAGACGGGGAAACCCTGTCCAGCAACTGCAGGAACCAGTAGCCCGTTCCCACCGCTGACGTGGTGTATGACACACCTGTTGTGATTTTTTCCATCTGGTCCATACCCCGTCTCCCGTTATCCGGAAGCTGACAACAATAAAAAAGCCACCAGTTAACTACTGATGGCTCTGATAACTCATGCAAGCGTCTCAGACGACCCACTGACACTACCGGTGAGTTTAACGATACCTTCCATTTGACTGGCTCACTTTTTATGATGATGCCGGTGCATTTATCTCCAGCGCCAGACTTTCTATCTCAACGCCATACGTTGCATTTTTGGTAATATCCGTCAGCGTCAGTGCATTTAGTCCCACTGCCAGACTGTCTTTTATGGCCTGGAATGCCGGGCCAGTACGATGACGTAGTATCACTCCGGCTCAGTTGCACCACTGACCACCACATCACCTTCTGCTGCAATCGCCTGCATCAGGGTATAAGGGGTTATGGCCACCGGACTACCAAACGGCTGCCAGCCCTCTTTCAGTTTATGTGTCAGCTTTTCCGCAAGATCTGACGGCGGCGCCGCCCTGACAACATCATAGTGTTTAAATGCCATGGTTCTTTCCACTATCTGAAAAATAATTCTTTAAAATACCTGACATGTAATACAGAAAAAACACAAAACTATACCTTAAATAAAAACCTGATTATCAAGCAGATATGCATGGATAAACTACAAGACGAGATATAAACCACCCTGCATTTAAATAAACAATAAACAACATCAGAAAAATAATTCTGCTCTATGGTTTACATTCAAAAATATCATTTATACTTTTCAGGACATCACCAGCAAGGCATAAACAAGGAAACCAAATGAAGTGGATTGTGATTGATACAGTTATCCAGCCATCATGCGGAATATCTTTTTCAGTCATATGGAGTAAAATAAAATTAATAATCTGGTATCAATCGGATGCTTTCTTACCTCCTGAAAGTATATTTACACTGACTCACACAGGCATCATGCTCAATAACAAAGTGCTACCTGTAACCATTTACAACGTAGTACCATTCAATAAAACATTCTGGAATTTAATCAAAAACAGCCAGGAATGCCCTACAAATACAGATAACGTATTGAATGAATGCTTTAATAACCGTTGCACTCTGCAAATATGTCCTTATGGACTAAAACAACAAAGTCCATAAGGAGTTTACTCACATCTGACAAAATCAATATAAACAGCCCCTCCGGAGAGGGGCTGGAGAGTGGCGCTATGTGCCATTGCATGGTGCCGGGTGCCTCCCGGTGAATTCAGTACCAGCACCTGAATCCGCGATTATCCCATATACCTACTCGCTGATTGCCCCTCCGCACAGGGGGATTCACCATGCCAGTTTCTTTTAACAAACTCCCCGCAAACCAGACAACAGTCAACCGCCTGAATTGTGAAGTATTTAAAAATTTCTCCCGCTAACTGATACCCGGCTAACAGTCTGGCGTTTTCTTTTTCAGCAACGGAAAAGCAACAACCACCACACCTGCCACCAGCACACCGTCAGCCAGCACTGACATTATCCGGCTGCTGCAATGCCATTCACAAAAACAGTAAGCAATCACTTTTTACCGTAACAGGTGATAATCCAGATATGTATCTACCCCAGATGAGTAATCCGAAGTTCATCCATACCACAGGTCCTGGCTATTCTGTTGTACTCCTGAACAAGAGCAAATAATTCTGAATTAGCAACCATGAACTCATCGCTAACCCTCTGTATAGCATCACTATTCAGAATAATAACGTCTCTTCCCGAAAGACGATCAGGAGTACAAAACAAAACTGTCAAACGGCTGAAGGCCTTTGCTCGTGCTGCATTGACTATATCAATACGCTGCCTAAGGATGAAACACCCCGACGCCTCATCAATATTCACTCTACCCACACCATATGAATGATAAATATTTAATGCTGAAAAAACCATTAGACCGTATAACAAACACTCAATCAATACTTAACAGAACTTTTATTTTTGACAAACATATAATATTTTCAACAATATCCTGAGCCAGGTATATTCCAGTATAAGGCTCTGCCGGAAGGAATCTGGAAGAATGAATATGGCGCGTTGTACTGGATTCGAACCACTGACCGATTGCTTAGAAGGCAATTGCTCTGTCCTGCTGAGCTAACAACGCAGAATACCGATAATGGACCACCATCGGGGACCCGAACTCCGCGCAACCAGCTTCGAAAGCTGGCGCTCTTTCCTGATGAGCTAATGGCGGTATGTGATGGTGGCCCTTGCTGGATTTGAACCAGCGACCTGGCGATTATGAGTCGCTCGCTCTCACCACTGAGCTAAAGGGCCGGGAGCAGAATAATAACGGTCCGTAATTAATTCCGCAATAAAAAACCCGCTCGGCGGCGGGTTGTAGAAACTCTTCTAACGTCAGGCATAAAAAGCCCATCGTTATGACGAATTTACCACAGATTCCGGAAAAATCAACCTTGTTACCTAGTTACCTTTTTTAACTGCCGCTCAGCCCATGCTTCTTCAATATCAAACCGGGTCACCAGCGCATCATAGAATTTCTTAACTGTTTTTTCCCATGACGCGCGTGTTATCTGGTTTGTCACCTCGCATATAGCATTAAATACCTCCGTTGATGGTAGTCTTTCATAGCCACGACCACCACAACGCTGGCAGTCTCTGATAACAGGCATACCACGTTTTACCGACTCTTCACGGTGAATGGCGACACCACGCCCACGGCAATCCTTACAGGCGGTGGAAACCTCACCCTTTCCGCCACACTCCGGACAGGCAACTTTTACCACCTCCCTGACTTTTTTCCATTCTTCCCAGTAAGACGGATACACACCTTTCGTACACTTTGCCCATACCGGCGGCTTACCATCCGGATACTGGACCTTGTTTGTAAAAACTACGCTTTCAATAAATTTTTCCCCATAGCAACAAGGGCACTGCTTTTTACTCGCTGCGCTGCGGGCATAATCCTCAAAAGCGTACGAAGCCATAATGCGCATCACTACCGGTTTTATTTCTGCCGGAAGTTTTCTCAACGCCGCCACACGATCGCACCGACTGAGTGCATAATCTGCCAGTAATTCTGTTGCCCGCGCCCTGTCATTCATACTGATGCCCATTTTCCCCAGGAACGCAGAAAAACCCATCTCAGCCCGATTCTGTGTCATGCCCTGCGCGGCCATCACATCAGTGATACTCAGCGCATCTTTTGACGTTGAGGCCGATGCATCGGTCAGGCCAGGGGATTTTGGGGAGTAGTATTTCGGTAAATCTTCCAGTTTCATTTTTTGACCTGCTCTTAATGCATTATGGGGTAAATCTTCACCCCCAGACGTCCACCAGATACTGGCTGACCACGAACGATATTGATTTCATCAAACTGCTCATCGTCCATTAACACTCCCGCATGCGTCAGCGCATCCAGCGGTGCTTTCAGGATATTGTCCAGGTCGCGACGACGCTTATCCGGTGGCTCTGCAATCACCTTTATCGCCAGCCTTCCGGACAGGCTTAATTTCAGCTGCTGCTGGCGAACAATAAGCGCCACAGCCCGGCGATAACGCTTTCCCTCCTCCGAGATAAAATATGTGCTGCCACGGCGTCGCCAGTAAGTGTTCACCGTCGGCGGGTAAGGTAAAACCAAATCTATGAGCATCAGTCACCTCTTTTACCCAAGCACGCCAGTTGCAAAGGCGTGATCAAGAAAACGAAAAATTAAATCAACCTGAGAACCATGCTTTTCTTCGAACGCCAGCGGATCCGCATGAAGCTCGTTGTGATGCTCCCGACACAGCGGTAGCGTGAAAATATCGTGAGATTTTGTCCCCATTCCGCCCTGACCATGACCAATCAGGTGATGGGGATCGTCGGCTGGCTTACCACAACACGCACACGGCTGTGTCTTCACCCAGCGTGTGTATTTCTCGTTAACCCAGCGGCGACGTTTAGGTCGTTTCATGAAAGATTCCGGAGACTCAGGATCAACGGCAATGCTGACCACCGTCTTTTCCTGTGGTGGGTTCTGTTGCTGGTGGGCGTGAAGCAGCGGCGTAAGATTTTTTGTGCGCTGTTTCAGTATGCTGGTGGCGGTCTGCTCTCCCGGTACGATGTCGCTTTCACGGTACATTGAGCGGATTTTTTCCGCACGCAACCCCAGCGAACGACGTAATACCGCTTCCGGTAGCGCGTCCGCCACCTGATTGCGGACCGCCCACCAGGATAATTCAGCCAGAGATAATTCACGCTCCTGCGTACCGCTTATTGCGTGACCGATGACGTCAATCATCCATGCTGACAGGTTTTGATGAGCAAGTTGCTCGAGTGATTCGGATGTCTGGTCACGCAGCTGGTTGTCGCAGTGCCAGCACAACACCATTGCGCCGGTACCATAACGGTGAATGACGGTTTCGCTGTGATGATAATCGCCGTGTGGCCACTGGCAGGATTTAATATGGCGCAACAGCCAGTCAGACAATGCACCAGCACCACCAGCAGCACGAATCACCCGTGCGTTACTGAAAAACGGCAGCAATGTTTTGTCTTCCACCAGCGGCTGGCGAGCGGCAGGAACGACCCCGGACGGCAGATTACGCATGCTTTTCGGTTCCGGCTCCACCAGTAACCGGGTATTGTGGAATACCGGCATGGATTCACGGCCCGGCTTAACGATCACCAGCCCGAGTTCCGGTACCAGAACAGGTCGAAGTAATACCCGCACGTTACCTCCAGATGCGTTGCTGGAATGTGCGGGACGGACGCGGTGGGCGTTCGGAGTAAGGCAATCTGACTGAGATTATCCAGTGACGGTAGTCGAGGCTAAGGGCTTTTTTAACCTCGTATCCGCGCCTGCGGTAACACTGAATTATCCATTCAGCCTGCTCTTCAGTGCATGGTGGATGCTGGAACCAGTCCGATTTGAATGCATGAAAACGCCGTCCGCACCTGCTGGCAAAGACGGCAGAATCATCAGAATTGTGTAATTTGGTATCGTGCGCCATCGGTTGTCTCTGCTGGCGCAGCAGGTGCCAGTTGTTCAGGCTGGCGTATAAAGTATAAATAAACTGGTTCCAGTGTAAAGCCCCTACATTAATGGAATAAAAGTCAAACAACAGATTGTTGGGATAAACACAACGCTTATTATTAAAAGCGATTAGATAAATTAAATTTTAATGTTATGCAATTTTACCAGATCACCATAACATCTCGTTTGAAACCACCGAAACAACAACCATATCAATATTGATTATGTTAAAGTGAGTAAATATGGAAAACAACAAATCTGCACATTACGCTCCTTTTTTATCTGTGATACTTTTTGTTTTATGCTGTGTGTGGGCATTATTTTTATAAAAATATTTACAGATAAAATAAACCCGCCGAAGCGGGTTAAGTGCGGGTGCATTGAGGATGCCTGACACATCAGAGGTGGCGAGGGATTTCTCCCCCGCCAGGTCTCTTACTCCTCAGGTTCGTAAGCTGTGAAGACAGCGACCTCCGTCTGGCCGGTTCGGATTCGTACCTCGCAGAGGTCTTTCCTCGTTACCAGTGCCGTCACTATGACGGTTAAACAGATGACGATCAGGGCGATTAACATCGCCTTTTGCTGCTTCATAGCCTGCTTCTCCTTGACCTTTCGGTCCGTAAGAGGCTAATCTCTATGTGTCGCATAGATATGGCCTCAGATTAATGTTAAGCGTCTTGCAGGACGCGTAATGTTAACTGGGGCTTTTCTCTATCTGCCTTTTGGTGTTCATGCCTGAGACAGATAGCCTCAAGCACCCGCAGTCATTCTACTTAACTAAGATTTCCCCGCAAACCGTTTTTGTCCGGCACAGTAAATATCCAACTAAACCAATGGCGTTCGCTGTATTTACCGCCAGTATTCAATGCACATGACCGCCATGAACACCCCTAAAAAAAGGGCATTTATATATCCAAATATTAATATCAAAACATCAACTTTTTCCATATACCTTGCTGTGAAGATGATGGGCATACATGATACGAACAACCAGAACGCAACAAACAAAAACTGCAATGCGTTTTTCATTATTCCTCCTACAATCAATGTGCAATTACATTTAAACACACCTCAATTTGGCCGGATATATAAATATCTAAACCAGAAAAAATCACTTACATAGCGTTACAAACTCTTTAGTCTAAATATTCATCGTAAAACATTCCCCATACTTATCAGCCCGTTCTGCGCCAGGTAGCTCATTGCCTTATCTGGGAATCTGTAATCAGGTTTCCGGATGCTGGTGGATTTTCGCGTTTTAGTTGTTCATAAAAGTGCACAGCTTTAACCAGTTCTTCTGATGTAACCGGGACTGGCGGGGCAGTGAATAAGGCCTGAATTTCATAGTTCGGCCTGTCGTTACAATCCTCTTTTTTCGGTACATATTTCCAGTCACCAGACCACTACTTCCCCTGAAAGTCCGTAACGCCTTTTTTTTCACGTAGCGATATCGCCATGCCACTGTTTTTGCTTGCCCCGCCGTTTCATGCCCTTCCTGATAATTAACCTCGCTCATTCATCGCCCCACTCATCACAATATGCTTCGACCGGAGTTTTTTCTGCTTCATAATCATCACGCCATGCTTCAGCATCAGCAGCACTGCCACCACGTAACTCTGCATAGTCCATTAACAGTTCATGCCATTCTTCAAAACTGACGTTGTATTTAGTTGAACCAAAATCAGCCATTTTGTTCTTCCTCTTCGTCTTTTATTTCGTGATATGAGTAATTGCAGTAGTTAAAGAAAATATCTTTTGCTTCGTCATGTATTTCATCAGGCGTCGCATCATCATCCACTTCGAATTCATCCTCGAAATCTCCACCGGCTATTCCCGTTTCAATAATTATTTTAAACTTTCGCATTTAACTACCGCCCTTTCGGGCGGCCTCCTGATATTCTGAGGGTGCAGAAATCCCTCCGGTTAAGGATTAAATTTTTAACAGAGCTAAATTTAATTATTCAGTTCTGGATTTTGTCGCCCTGCGTATCCGCGCTTTCGCGTTACGCTCAATCTGAATTAGCTTTTCTATATTTTTTCGCCTTTCCCGCTCCTCCTGACGCAAGAGCCTTACATCATCTGCCAGTCTGGTTTCTCTTTTCGCCACAGAGAGCATCCAGTCAAATGGCTCCACAACTGCACCGCAGATTTTACAGCGGACCTGACGCTCTTTTTCGTCAACCCGGACAGAGGCGTGATGACAATATGGTCTTTCCGATGGCTCATAAAGAAAATTAACCTGATTACGAGGGTCATCCTCTTTTACCGGAAATAAAACGATATTGCTTAACTCATCCTCTGGTTTTATTTCCATGCTCCTCTCCTTTGATGCGAATGCCAGCGGTAATTGAAGCCTGATAGCTAATTTCACTCACAGTACCGCCTCCTGAAAATTACCCTGATAGAAAGCCAGTACACGCTGCATAGCTTCACTCTTCCGGCACTCGCGACAGATTATGTTTAGGCGACTGTCGTAGCGACGTATTTCTCCGTCAGGTGATGACCAGATAAGGTCCGGATCAACCACAGCAGGTTTCTTCACCTTTGCCCTCGAGAGTTTTTTGCGGGCGTTTTGCCAGTCCTTACGCGCCTGTTCAGAGGGGAATAACCCGTAGCCGGAGTTGTATACATCGCCGCTGGCAACCAGCTCTCTTGCGAGAACGCTCATCAGATATCTTGTCGCACCTGTCTTGACTTCCAGTTGCCGTAACGTCTCACGCCCACTCTGGCGTACGAGTTCAACAACCTGCCCTTTAATTTTTTCTCGCTCTTCTTGTGTAAAAACTTTTGCCACAAGCCCTCCTGAAAATTACCTCATGACCAGAAATCAACACTTACCCCCTGAAGCCCGGCGGAATTTCGTTATCCGGTTCAGAAATATGATTCACACAACGCTGGTTGTTCGTGCCGCTTACCGGGAGCAACCAGGGGTTCTCAAAATTCCGGTCCGGTCCAAAAAACGTCGTCGCTCGCTGAACAAATTCCGTTCCCGTTTTCCCGGTAGCCGCCAAGTATCTTGCGTAACGCCTCACGCCATCCAGCATGGCCTCTGGCGGCACCCCCTCGCGTAATCTGGCCTTCCAGGCACTGAAAGCGGATTTCTTCGGGTTTGCCCCAGCACGCAACGGGTACTCCCGCCAGACCTGTTCGAACACATCCGGATAATCCACTCGTCCCACAGACTGCCCGGTGTTTTCCGGGACTACCCGATCGGCTTCCCGCTGAATGGCGGAATCGGCTTCAGGCTGCTGCAGTTGGTGTGATTGCTCCGCCCTTGCGGTCATCACCTGCTGCACAGCGCCCGAATCGGCTTTCAGCGCATACGCTGAATCGGCTTCCGGTGTCGTGCCTGCTGGCTGACCAAGATTGACGGTCTGAACATCCCCTGCCTGGTTCGTGGCGTTTTTTACGCCATGGACCATAGTGTTTTGATCTTCTTGATCTGTATCTGTATCTTTATCTGTCGTGACTCGTCGTGACATGTGCGTGACATTTCGTGACGCGCCGTGACAATCGCCATTTTGTTCCCGCTTTCTTTCCCTCTCTCGCTGCGCCCTCTTGCGCTCTGCAGGAGATTTTGCGGTTTGCGAAATATTGCCGTTGTCCTCTTTAAGCACCTGGCGTTTTTCCCATCCAGTGATTAAATCACCATCAAGTACCCGCCCCTGCATCGTCTGCAAAATTGAATCAATTACCTCTTCTGTCACGTCGAGCGCACTTGCCAAATCTTCTGTCGTGACATCAATGTGACCTCGCGTGACATTTCGTGACGCGCTCACCAGGAGGTGGATATACACTGCCATCACTGTTGCAATTGGCTGCCCTGACACCCTGGCAATTGTTCGCCACTTAGGGTCATTTGGCATGTCATGCCATAATCTGAGCCAGGCGTTAGCCATACTCACCTCTTTTGATACCGAATCTTTTTACTCACAAATTGCCGGAAGTGATCCGGTATGAATATTGCGAGTCAATGCACAGCCACAATATTTCCTGCAGGGCCACCACGATTCATCTGGTTGAAACCAGCGATCGCCACTGCGACAAAATCATCAGCGTCTCTCACCAGTCGTTCCCGCGTCTCCACTAGTTCCCGAAAATAGGCTGAGCTATGGCTGCGCATTCGGGCCACCAGCAGAGGTGGCATTGATTTTTCGATAGCTGGTAACAACGCCTGAATTTTTTCAACTGCATCAGGGGTGTCTTTCTCTACCCAGCGGAAAATTTTCTGGGTATTGCGAGCCAGGGCTTCCGGATGGCTGTCGTCATACAGTTCTGGGAACGTCATACCCAGTTCAAAATAAGCCCTGGTTATTTCAGCTGCCGGAACTTTTTCACCGTCCGGATGCGCCCAGGCATTCATCGCCATGCGGATGTGTTCATGCTTGATTTTCATGAATCAAGCTCCTAGAAAGTGGTTGTGTTAACATTTTGGTATCTTCCAGCTCGGGCCAAATATTCATCCAATCAAAAGGCCTTAGTTGCTGACGTGTAACTTCACCATTACTGGCTCGCTCAATAAGGACACATAACGATGCCCCTAACACTTGACCTTTACTCAATGCCTTTCTTAGATAACCGATGCTGGTACCACACTCGCATGCAAACATACGCTGTTCATCTGACGAAAGAGAATTGAGAAATATTCTTAATTCTTCCATAGCTACTCCTTAGTAAACACAGCAAAGAATACCCACAGGTAAACAAAAGTCAATACCCACAGGTTGTTTACCTTGCAGTAATCGCATCTATTATTTACCTATGGACAAATATGAATTTAGACGACAGCAACTCATCAAAATTCGTGATGAGAAATGCGATGGTAAAGCGGTTAACGTGGCCAGAAAGATCGGGCGCGAGCCTTCTTATGTATCAAGAATGTTGTACCCAGAGGGGAAAAAGGGAAAAAAACGGATCGCTGATGATATGGTGGAGATTATCGAAGAGTCCTTTGGGTTACCCCGGGGATGGATGGATGGTATCGTTTCATCATCAACGAACACAGCCTCCAGTTATGAAACAAGGGTTCTAACGCCACGACAACGTATTTTTTTAGATCTCTTAGACGAACTGCCAGAAAGTGAAGCGGATAACTTATTAAAAACTCTTGAAGAGAAAAAACAGTATTACAATATGATCTACGAAGAAATCCGTAAAAAGAAAGCACAAAACGCATCATAGCTCACCAAACAACTAGTCACCAGTTAAGACACCGCAAAAAGTTACCCATGGGTATTTACTTTTTAAATACCTATGGGTATCCTTCTTTTCATACCAACCCACCCCGCCCCACAGAATGCAGGGCAATACTTCGAGTTACCAGGCAGTGGTCAGGGGTTAAGTAGCCAGCCCGAGGCGTAAGAACATGACGGCAGGGTTCAACTTTAATAACTATGCAGCAGGTTTTTGTTCCGCTACCCCGGCGTTAAGGGGAAATGAGGTCAGCATGGATACTATCGATCTTGGCAACAACGAATCTCTGGTGTACGGCGTGTTTCCAAACCAGGACGGCACCTTCACCGCAATGACGTATACAAAAAGCAAAACGTTTAAAACCGAAAATGGTGCCCGTCGCTGGCTGGAAAGAAACTCAGGTGAGTGATATGGATTTTGACACAATCATGGAAAAGGCTTACGAAGAATACTTCGAAGGCCTTGCCGAAGGCGAAGAAGCTCACAGCTTCAACGAATTTAAACAGGCGCTTTCCAGTTCGGCAAAATCTAACGGCTGATAAGCGAAACAGCACCGCGAGGAATCAGTATGCAGAAACGAGAACCCGTCATCATCGCGCCAGACTATACCGATGATGAACTTTATGAGTGGATGCGCCAGAAAATTAATGCAGCGCAGGATCTGAAATGGGCTAATGAAGCCAGAGCTAAGCAGGCTGAAAATCTGTCCGCTCTGGAGCAGGATATCACCAGGCTGGAAAAAGCAGCGGCATTAAGCATTGCCAGAATGATTACATACCCGCGTTAATAGATAACCAACGAAGCTAAGGTTGGTAATTAAGGAGTTCTCCACGGGTGAGGTGGAGTGCGTGCGCCGGACACGGGTGAGCATCCGGCACTGACAGTTTACTGAAAGGATATTTCCCTGAAAAGTCAGACCATAACGCGAAAGCGCACGGCGAGGTAGCTGGTTCATAGATAGCCTGTCGTTAAATTTTCGTCGACCGTGCGCTTCCGGTTGTGGCAATCCGCGAAATGGCGCGGCGGTAAGTATGGCGGGGTTATTCCTTCCCCCGTTGAGGACACCGGGTTGTCAGGTTGACCATACGCTTAAGTGACAACCCCGCTGCAACGCCCTCTGTTATCAATTTTCTGGTGACGTTTGGCGGTATCAGTTTTACTCCGTGACTGCTCTGCCGCCCTTTTTAAAGTGAATTTTGTGATGCGGTGAATGCGGCTAAGCGCACGCGGAACAGTTAAAACCAAAAACAGTGTTATGGGTGGATTCTCTGTATCCGGCGTTAATTGTTAACTGGTTAACGTCACCTGGAGGCACCAGGCACCGCATCACAAAACTCATTGTTGAGGGCGCGATAATGAAAACGTTATTACCAAACGTTAATACGTCTGAAGGTTGTTTTGAAATTGGTGTCACTATCAGTAATCCTGTATTTACTGAAGAGGCCATTAACAAAAGAAAACACGAACGGGAGTTATTAAATAAAGTATGCATTGTTTCAATGCTGGCCCGTTTACGTCTGATGCCAAAAGGATGTGCACAATGAATCCAGTATTTGCACTTATTCTGACGGTTTTTCTTGTTTCCGGAGAGCCAGTTGATATTGCAGTCAGTGTTCACAGAACAATGCAGGAATGTATGGCAGCAGCAACCGAACAGAAAATTCCAGGCAACTGTTATCCGGTCGATAAAGTTATTCACCAGGATAATAACGAAATCCCGGCAGGATTTTAAAACAGCACCGTAATAAATATCCAGTTTCATTCTTATATGTCAGCAATGGCAGAGATTTGTTCACCCTTAAATCTGTGATGAGGTTTACCAATAATGAGCACTGATAAAGAAGAATTTGCACTATATTGCGAAGCAAAAAATGACAAAGTAAGAAAACGCCTAGGAATTAAAGGTGGTTTTTACTGGACTACAGCAAAAAAATTATCTGTTGCAATCTCCCGCTGCATTACCGCAATGGATGACAACGATTATGATGAAGACGACTTTAAAAAACCCGTCCGCGTCAATTTGCCCGTTGTTGACGACCTTCCGCCAGAAGGCGTGTTTGATACTGAATTCTGCAATCGCTATGAAAAAGGCGGGAAAGATGGCATCACAATGACATTTATCGGCCCTTCCCCCTCTGTTCAGGACAAACCAGCCAGCACTGACAATACCAACATCAACGGCGAAGCCATGACTGAGATTGAGGAGAGCATGCTTCTGCCTGTCTCCGGTCAGGAACTGCCCATTCGTTGGCTTGCTCAACACGGCAGCGAAAAACCAGTAACGCACGTTTCACGCGACGAACTCCAGGCATTACACATTGCACGGGCTGAAGAACTACCGGCTGTTACTGCCCTGGCTATTTCGCATAAAACCAGTCTGCTCGACTCGCTGGAGATTCGCGACCTCCACAAACTGGTTCGTGACACTGACAAAGTTTTCCCTAATCCTGGTAATTCAGACCTGGGACTAATAACTGCTTTTTTCGAAGCATACCTAGACGCTGACTACACTGATCGGGGTTTGCTGACAAAAGAGTGGATGAAAGGAAATCGTGTTTCACGCATCACCCGCACGGCTTCCGGTGCTAATGCTGGCGGTGGGAACAAAACCGATCGCAATCCGAATTTAGTACACACCCTCGACACACTGGATGTGGAGATTGCAGCAGCCACACTTCCGATGGATTTTAATATTTATGAAATTCCGGGCAGCGTTTATCGTCGCGCAAAAGAAGTAGTCCTGAACAAAGAAAGTCCGTTCAAAGAATGGTCCGCAGCACTTCGTGCAACCCCGGGTATTCTGGACTATTCCCGCGCCGCTATTTTTGCACTTATCCGAAGCGCACACCCTGAATTTTATCACTACCCGGGACGCCTTCAGGGGTATATCAACGCCTATTTGACGGAAACTGATCACGAGAACCCCAGCAAGGAAACTCTCACAGCTGCCCGGCATACGCCGGAAAAAGATATCCTGGAAGAAATTAACCGCGAGGTGGTTACTGAGCGTGAAACAGAAGAAGAAAAACCACAACCATCTGACGCAATGGCAGGTGAACAGGCAACAACTGAAACAATGGAACCGGATACAACTGAACATGGCCAGAACGCGCAGTCGCTGGATGCTCAGTCGCAGGTGAGTTCCGCTAACCAAGTAAAAGTCACCGCTGACGAAGTAAACAAAATTATGCAGGCAGCCAATATCAGCCAGCCTGACGCCGATAAGTTACTTGCTGTATCGCGTGGTGAATTTGTTGAGGGGATTAGCGACCCTAATGATCCGAAATGGGTCAAAGGGATCCAGACTCGCGATTCTGTGAACCAGAACCAGCATGAATCGGAACGGAACGACCAAAAAGCGGAACAAAACAGCCCAAATGCGTTACAAAACGAGCCAGAAACGAAACAATCCGAACCAGTGGCGCAACAGGAAGTGGAAAAAGTCTGCACCGCCTGCGGTCAGACCGGCGGCGGCAACTGCCCTGATTGTGGCGCGGTGATGGGCGACGCAACATACCAGGAAACATTCGATGAAGAGTATCAGGTTGAAGTTCAGGAAGATGATCCGGAGGAAATGGAAGGCGCTGAACATCCACACAAGGAGAACACTGGCGGCAATCAGCATCACGATAGCGATAATGAAACTGGCGAGACGGCAGATCACTCAATTAAGGTGAACGGTCATCAAGAAATCACATCCACCAGCAGGACGTGTGACCATCTAATGATCGACCTTGAAACCATGGGAAAAAATCCTGATGCCCCGATCATCTCAATAGGTGCAATATTTTTCGATCCGCAAACCGGAGATATGGGACCGGAATTTAGTAAGACTATCGATCTGGAAACTGCTGGCGGAGTCATTGATCGGGACACCATTAAATGGTGGCTTAAGCAATCACGCGAAGCGCAATCTGCCATTATGACCGATGAAATCCCGTTAGATGATGCACTGTTACAATTGCGGGAATTTATCGACGAAAACTCCGGTGAATTTTTTGTTCAGGTCTGGGGAAATGGAGCCAACTTCGACAACACGATTTTGCGCCGTTCATACGAACGGCAGGGGATCCCCTGCCCGTGGCGTTACTACAACGATCGCGATGTACGCACAATCGTTGAGCTGGGGAAAGCCATAGACTTCGATGCCAGAACGGCTATTCCATTCGAAGGTGAGCGCCATAATGCACTTGATGACGCCCGTTACCAGGCAAAATACGTTTCAGTTATCTGGCAAAAACTGATCCCGAGTCAGGCTGATTTTTAATGTTCAACCGTCGCCAGTTGTCGTTGATATTCTGCAACTGGCGCGTTCCGGAGTGATAGCCATGAGCGAACAGTACCTGATAACGCTCGACGAGTGGAAACCAAAACGGTTCAGTCTCCCAATAACAAACACTACCCTGGTGAAATACGGAAAACTAGGATACATCGTTCCAAGGCCACAAAAAATTCGTGGGCGTTGGCTGATAGATCGCCGAGCAGTATTTGTTGGGCCTGGTGAAACGGGAATTGCGCCGGAAATTCATACTGGCGATGATGATGCACTGAAGGAGATTTTAACTCATGTCACCGAGGCCACGAAAAAACAGCACTGACGTAGCCGGTCTTTACGAAAAGTTTGATCGCAGAACTGGCAGAGTTTACTACCAGTATAAAAATCCTGTGACTGGAAAATTTCACGGACTCGGAACAGACAAAGGTAAGGCAGAAAAAATCGCTTCCACAGCCAATCAGCGAATAGCTGCAGCAGAAGCTGAATATTTCATGCGCAAAATTGATGAAAGTCCGTCAGCAACAAAACGTCGGGGTATCAGATTAAAGGCATGGGTTGATCGATATCTGAAAATACAGGACACGCGACTGAAAAATGGAGATATTGCAGCTACAACTCACAAAGAAAAAACTCGAATGGCTGCATACCTGGTTTCCCGTCTGGGAAACCACCCATTGAAAGAACTGGAAGTAAGAGACTTTGCATTAATACTGGATGAGTGGCTGGATAAAGACATGGTCAGCACAGCGAGAGTAAATCGTGGATTATGGGTTGATATTTATAAAGAAGCACAGCATGCAGGGGAAGTTCCTCCTGGATGGAATCCTCCGGAGGCTACCCGTAAACCGATCCCTAAAGTAACCAGAGCCAGGCTCACCATGGAAGACTGGCAAAAAATTTACAATGCAACGCCTGAAAAACACTTTATCCGTAACGCAATGCTTCTTGCGATTGTTACTGGTCAGCGCCGTGATGACATTTGCCACATGCGTTTTTCAGATGTGTGGAACGAACACTTGCATATCACCCAGGGAAAAACCGGAATGCGTCTGGCGTTACCGCTTACACTACGCTGTGATGCCATTGGGATAACGTTAAAAGAAGTTATTGATGGGTGCCGAGACAGAATATTAAGTCCATATCTAATCCATAGTCGGCACCAGAAACAACCGAAGCCGATGAGTAAAGACAACCTGAGCGACTACTTTGCCAAAGCACGGGATCTGGCTGGGATAATTCCACCAGCAGGAAAAACTTCGCCAACATTTCATGAACAACGCTCTCTATCAGAACGGCTGTACCGTGCACAGGGTATCGATACAAAAACATTACTAGGACATAAAGTCCAGGCAACCACCGATCGCTATAACGATACTCGAGGTCAGGAATGGGTTAAGTTGGTTATTTGA